GCTCTTCGGTCTCAACGACGCCCCCGACCCCGCCCAGGCCCGTCGGCGTGGGCCCCAGCCCTCGCACCAGGATCGCGGGAGTATCCTCCGCCAGCTCGTCGGCGCCCGGGTAATCGGCGACATCCCCATGCTCGAGCAGCTTGAGCAGCGGTTCGTTGCCGTCGTCGCCGTCCTCGAACCAGTTGGCTGGCAGCCCGCCGGTGTGTGTGGCGCCATCGGCGCCACGAAGCACCGCGATCACCGCGTCAATGATCTCCTGACTATGCACGAAGTCGCTGGCCATGATCAGCTCTCAGCTTTCACCAGGGACAGTCACCTCAGGTGACTGTCCCCTCCCTTGCTAATGTTTCGTATGCGCCCGACCAACCTGGTGTGGCAATCGCTGGCCAGGGCGACCGCGGCTTAGCAATCCCATTCCCATTTCGTCCCCGCGATTCATGGCCGCTGACGCCCACTTTCACTCTCCCCGTCGCTCTCCGCGCTTTCTCGTCGTTCTCCCCCTCTCCCGTAGGTCGGAGCTCCTGCTCCGACTCGTTGCGAGGGAGAGGGGCCAGGGGTGAGGCTCACACCCGTTCCAGCATTAGATCATAGGCCCTACCCGTCCTGACCACTCCGAGAACCTCATACTCATGCCCCTCCTCATCTCTGACTCTCCACCCGACCGCGATCTCATGTTCCATTTCTCGCGGCTTGGCGAACCGGCACTTATAGGCCTTAGTGGTGAGCTGCCCGAGCACGCTCAGCGCCCGCTCGCCGCTCAGTTGTTTCAGCCACGCGCGTACGCTGATCTCGTCGGTTTCACTCCGATCCCGTTGCAGGTCCTCGCCGCTTTTCGGCTCCGACCTGGGCCGAATGATCGTCACTTCCCGCGTCGCCAGTCCGCCCATCTGGCTGCTCCCCGATTCGCGTAGCTTGGGCTTCCAGCCCGAGAATGCCTGCCGTTCATCGCGTAGCTTGGGCTTCCAGCCCGAGAACGCCGTCATCGATCAGGATGCCGCCGTTCATCCCGTCCCGATATACCTCTCCGCGATCTTGCCCACCGCCGCATCCAGCTTCCCCAGCGTCTCGGCCTCGTGCTTCTCCCATGCGCTGTCCGGCCCATACAGATAATGCGCCTGTCCGCCCTTGGGATGCTCGAAGTCCTCGTACTCGTGCTGGACCTCGGCATATGCGCTGGCCAGGCCCCCGAACGTGATCTCGCCGGTGAGCTTGGTGCCGGCGATGGTGATGCCGCTCTGCGCCGATCCCCGCAGCGTGCCCTCGTCTACCGGCGCCAGGTCCTGTGCGGTGGCCTGGACTGCGAGTATCCACAGGTTCGCCTCGGCGCGCACTTCTCTGATCAGGGTGCGCCCCTCGGCGATCTCTTTGGCCGCCCGCAGCGCCCTGCCCACATTATCCGCTCGCACTGTCACGCCCATGTCTCTGCCCTTCTCCCCTCTCCCGGGCGCTCGCTTGCGAGCGCAGGGAGAGGGGCCGGGGGTGAGGCCTGCCCGCCGCCATCAAACATATCCTCTCGCCAGCACCCTTCCCACCCGCATGATATATGGCTCCATCAACCTCTGCGCCTTGGCGCACAGCTCGCGCCCCCCGGAGCCGTCGTAGCTCTCCGAGAGCCCGTCCAGCGAGACCGACCGCACTCCCTGCGCCTGGAGGGCGACCCGATCGATCAGGTCATCCCCACCACTGCCGCCGCCCTGTTCGGCGAGCCACAGGGCCTGCTCGGCGGTGGCCTGCTCGACGGCCCGCGGGATGCCGCTGTAGCTGTAGACGATGGTGTATTCTGTCGCATCCTCCATGGATCCACCGCTCAGCACGGTGATGGTCCCCGCCTCATAGTCCATCTCATAGTCGGTATCCAGCTCGAATTCGGTCTCCCCGTCCGTGCTCGTCACCAGCTCGGTGTCCTCGACGATCAGCTCGTGGTCCAGGCTGACGGCGACATCGAAGCTGCTGGTGAAGTCCTCCTGGGTGATGCGGTAGTCATCCAAAGCGCGGGGGAAGTGCAGGGCCTGGGGAGTATCGTTATCCAGCGGCGTGCCCGCCAGGCGCAGGGCATCGATCTGCCGCGTGGCCTGGATCAGGGCGCGGAGGCGGTCGTTCTCGCTGAGCTCTTCCCAGCGCGCGTATCGGGTATCCGCGTCCCAGTAGTCATCTGCCCAGTCCAGGCTGATGTAGCTGTTGCTGTTGATCTCCCCTGGTGTGCTCACAAGCTCCATTGCGTCTCACCATCCTGCTGTTGTATGGAGGGGCCCGTTTCCACTTCATCCGCCATAGCCTCGGCGACGGCGGAACCGGCCCATCAACCACTCTTTTTCTTGCTCTTACGGGGCTTCTTCCCGGCGGACGCCGCCTTGCTCTTCTTCGGCGCCGTCGTCTCCGCCACAGCCGGCTCTCCGATCATGTCATCCTCGGAGACCATCTCCGGATGCTCCTTGCGGAAGTGCTCCTCGTCATCCGGGTCAATGATGTCCTCCCGGACATAGCGTCCATGTGTGCCTGCCGTCAATCGCATCATCATCACTCCTGTCGTTTGCAGGGGCCGATCCTGCCCGCCAGGGCGGGACCGGCCCGCCCGCGCTGTTGCCGTTGCTCGCCAGTCGCCACTGTCGTTGCTGAGCTTGCTGCGCGCGAAGCGCGCTACGTCACCCTCACATACTCCACCAGCAGCAGGGCATCCAGCCCCACCGTGGTTGCCGCGCCGGTGATGGTGATGTACTTATCATCCTCCCACACTGCCGGCGCGCTGATCTGCGTCTTCGCCCCATTCTGCATGGCGTGGCCGTTGTAGCAGTACCCGGCCGTGACTTGCAGGTCCAGGGCATTGAGGATGTCCGTCGCGCTCGCGGCCGCGGTGGTGACCCCGATGCTGACTGCCGCCGATCCGGTGCTGGGCGTGATGATCGCCAGCGTTGTCCGCAGGATCAGCAGGTCAACTCCCTCCGGGTTGGCGATGGACCCCAGCCCGGCTGCGGCGGTGGATGCTGCTCCCGTGATCCGGATGGCGAGCACGCCACCTCGGCCCTCCGTCTCTATCACTGCGCTCATCATTTATCTCTCCTTCGCATTTGTCGTATGGAGGGGCCGGCCTTCAGCTCGGCCCCCCGCTGTTGCTGTTTGCCGTTCCCCTTTGCCCCTTGCCCTTTGCCCTTTGCCCGTCGTTAGGTCGTCGGATTCGTCGAGACGCCCATCCCGGCGTTCGGCTGCGCGCCCGCGCCATATACATGCGTGACCACATCCGCCCATCCCAGGCCCACGCCCACGAGCTGGCAGTTCCGGCGCAGGATCACGAAGTGGCTGTGCGAGCCGGTGATATGGAAGGCATTCGCGATCCCGGTCCCCCAGTTGACTGTCTGGCAGTAGAACAGGCAGTCATCGAAGATGAGGTTGCCGAGGCCGTTGCCCGAGGCATCCACGGTGACCAGGAACTTGCCCGAGGTCTCCGAGTAGGTCTGGAACTCGCAATGCTCCCAGCGGTTGGCGCCGTTGGACACGATCATCTCGGCGTTCGCCGCTGCGCGGATGGTCTGGCAGGAGCCGATGGTGCAGTCCCGGAAGACGTTCTCGGCCCCGGTCACGCTCAGGCAATAGCTGCCCGCGCGCGCCGCCGGGGTGGCGTCGTTCATCCCGTTGAAGTACACGCGCTCGAACAGGTTGTAGGGGCCGCTGACGATCACGCAGCCGCTATCGCTGGCGGCGTCCTTCCCGTTCTGGAACTGCACGTCCCTGACGATGCAGCCCCGCCCCGAGAAGGTGATGACCGGGGTGAGGTCGGCTGCGGCCGAGCCCACTATCCGGCTCCGCTGACCGATGCCGGGGAACTGCGGCCCCAGCCCCACCAGGTGCGTGAAGTTCTTGTCCCAAGCGATGCTCGCAGCCGGGCTATCGGCCGTGGCGCCCGAGATCAGCGCGACCACGTCATGCTGGTTGGCGACGCACTTGTCCTCAGCCGCGGCCACGCTCGCCATGGGCTTTAGTGGCGAGAGGCCGGTGTTGTCGTCATCGCCGTTCGTCCCATCCACGTAGTAGACGTTCGAGTTCGGCCCAACCGGCAGCCCCAGGGCCAGAGGGTCGGTCGCTTTCGGGTAGAGTCCCATTGTCCTGTTGCTCCTTTCACGTCAACTCGATGCTCTCATATCCTGCCGGCTCTCATATCGTGCCGGCAGGTGCCCTCACCTGCCAATTGGGGGCAGACGAGGGCGTCTGCCCGCACGCTAGGCGGTCAGGATCGCGAACGGCGAGCGATCCGCCTCCGTCTCCTCCATCTGCGTGATGGGGTTGGGCAGCGCGAAGCCCAGCCGCATGACCGCCCGCATTGCCACCATATCCTGTTGGAAGAGGTTGTAGACCACGTTGCCGGCGGCATCCGTGATCACGCCCTCGGTGGCGATGGTGTAGGTCATGTCCTGCCGGATGGCGTACACGAGCTGCGACCAGTCGCCCGAGATCAGCAGCGCCTGGGTGGCGTCAATGGAACCATCCAGCGGGAAGTGACACGGCGCCCCGTCGAGCTGATAGTTGGTCGGCTCCTGGGGGGTGGCCGTGAAGATGGGCTGGCCCTCGCTGTCGCGGCAGTTGCGCAGTCGCCCGCGCATGGACACTGCCGCCGCATGGCCGGTGGCCATGAAGCCGTCGGCCTCGAGCAGCATGAGCAGGCCGTCCCCGGCGCCGGCCGCCGACTCGCCCAGGATCGCCTCATACAGATCGGTGAAAGCCGCGATCGAGGCGGTGGCGCTGGCCGCGGTGGCGAAGGCCACCAGGCCCGCTGCCCCGAGGTTTGTCGTCCAGCTCGTGGGGATGTTGGTGCCGTATAGCACCGCCTGCGTGATCGCCTTGGAGAAGGCGGCCTCCAGGGCTGGCTGCGCCTCGCCCCAGATGTCATAGTCCGCATCATCGAGCACGGCTTGCGGGATCGGGATGATCGCCGCAATCTCCTCGGCGTCGATGTACTTGTTCTCCCAGGAGAGTTCCGTGGTCTGCTTCAGCCCGGTATCACCGTCCACGAAATACGCAATCGCCAGGGCATCTGCCACCGGGATGCGTCGTTGTGCCCGGCTCAGGTTCGGCAGCGCCCGCGCGAGCTGAAACAGCCAGAAGTTGTCTCGCAGCCCGAGCACGATGGCCTGGGCGGCATCCTCAGGGATGAGCGCTGCTGCCTCATCCCGGTCCGTCAAGCTGTTGACTGGCACCATCAATGCGATCAGCACCAGCACTCCCAGCAGCATCAGAAGCCACATCCGAAATCACCTCGCACTTTCTTGCCGTATGGAGGGGCCGCTCGAAGCTCGCCCGCAGGGCGGGCTGAGGCCGGCCCATGTCGTTGGTGTTGTCGTTCCCTATTGCCCATTGCCTATTGCCCATTGCCTGCCGTCAGCCCCGCCCTGCCGCCCTCCGTATCGCCCTGTTCATATCCTTGCCCGTCTGCGGCTTGGATTGCCCGCCCGGTCGTCCGGCTACGCCCAGTGAGGTGCTGGTTCCGCCCTGTTCCTCGTCACGCTCTTTTTGCACCCGCGCGAGCACCTGATCCGGGGTCTCGTCGTCCCCGGCCTCTTCGAGCTGCTGGTGCAGATAGCTGCGCCACGCCCGATCGAGATCGCCGGCGTTGGCCGCGATCCACTCCGCGCGCTCCTGGCGCGCCTCAACTGCCGCGACTCTCTTAGTGAGCGCATCGCGCTCCGCCTGTGTTGCGGCCAGGTCCGTCTTGGCCTTTTCCAGCTCGCTCATCTGCTCGCGGTCGGCGGCGGTCTTCTGCTCGCGCTCCCACTCCGCTTTCGCCTCGCCGATGCGCTTGTCCAGGATGCCCTTGTATTTCTGGTCGATGCGGTCGCCCTCTTTGCGCAGGAGCTCCTGGACCTGGGCGGCGGTCATCCCATCCTGGACGGTCAGGGTCTGATCGCCACTTTTGTCGTCGTCCGTCGTTCCGCCCTTGTCATCGTCTCCGCCGTCGCCGCCGTTATCGTCGGCCATCAACGCTATCGCTACCAGCACTCCCAGCCCTATCAACGCCCATACGCTCATCTCTCACGCCCTCCTATTTTTCTGCCCTATGGAGCGATCGGTTGCCACACCGGCCCACGGCCTTATGCGACTCTCTCCTCCTCCAGCGCGTACTTCTCGATGTATGGCATCGGCCGATGCGCGCAGTTCGGATGAAACAGCCCTGCCGCCCGCGCCTCATCCACGCTCGGGTAATCATCGCTGCTGCCCGAGAGGCTCAGCACCTTCCCCTCCCAGGGGATGCACAGCGGGCAGGCCCCCGCGTGGCTGGTGATCTTGACCAGGTCCTCGCCCACCTCCGCCATGCGGTTCTCGGTGCCCAGGTTGGTCGCTTCCATGCTGGTCGTCCGCGCGTGCATCTCGGCGTAGGTCCCCAGGTTCCAGGTCTTTCCCCCCGCATCGGTAAAGCTGCTGATCCCGTTCTCTGTCAGCTCGTCGAGCAGCCGCTGCGTCGCCTGCTTCCGCGTTTGTCCGAGCGCCGTCGCCCGCTGGAGCGCGTTGAGGCCGGCATGCCGAAAGAGATCATCAACTCGCCGCCCGACCATCACGCGCACTTCGGCCAGGTTCATTGCCAGGTTCTCGCCGATCATCTCGATACTCTGGGTATGGAGGGCGGCGAACTCTTCCATGGGCAGTTGCTTCCCAGCCGCTTGCAGGGCGGTATCCGCCTCACTCAGGCTCTCGCGGTAGATCGCGCCCACGTGGGTCTCGCGCCAGGTCTCTGTGACCTCGCCCAGCTCCACCAGCGTGTCTTCGATGGCGGCGAGCTGCTGGGCGGCGCGCGCCCGCTGCCAGTCGGTCAGGTTGGCGGCCAGCAGCCGCCGCGTGATCTCGGCCTCCGCTTCCCGGTAGGCCCCGGCCAGCTGCTGCGCGATCAGTTCGAGTTGCGCCCTGCTGTAAGCCATCATCATCATCCATCGCGTAGCTTGGGCTTCCAGCCCGAGAACGCCGTTACTCGCCACTCGCCACTGTCGTCTCTGCCGTTACTGGCTCAATCCCCGCCCCCAGCCCGATGCGCGTCGCGCTTGCCCCACGCTCGCCCTGTATCTCCTCCAGCTCCTCCTCCACCCGCTCCTCGCTCCACTGCGGATGCAGGCTCTGGATGGCGGTCCGCCGGCTGAGCAGTTGGCTCTGCACCTCGATGCTGGTGCCCTCGATCTCCTCCACCGGATCTGTGGGCAGGCCGTCTGCCCACTCGATGTTGATCTCCTGGGGTTCAAGTGCCGGTGCCCCCCGATCCAGTTTACTGGCGATGGACATGGCTCGCGCCAGCGCCTCGCCGTAGACGATCTGCCGCATCTCGACGGCATCGGCGGTGCGATGCTGGCGCATGCGCAGGGCCCGCCCGCTCTCGGCGCCCCCCTGC